CTTATCTAGATTAACCTTGTTAATGAAGTTTGGAACTTTCTTAAATTTATTTAAGATGTTAATGTTCTCTAACAACATTGATGAATTGAATTTATATAAGAAAAGTAGTATATCTAATCATTCAGTCATTTCTATGTCTTTCTTTAACGCACCTATAATACCAACAAAAGTGTTGACATTTAGATTATGTCTTAAAGATCATAAGAAAGTAGAGAATGAAGCCTTACCGGCTAACCATGAATAAAGTAGTCCAAATTGTATTGGATTAATTTTAATTCCGTCAATAATATAATTTCTTGCAAATTCTAAAGAATTTTTGTTCTTAGAATCTGAGATTATTGTTTTAGATAAATTTACTTTAAGATCTATAGTAGACATTGTTTCTAAATATTTTTCGAAGCCTTGTCTATCGGATTTTATAAGTAAGTCATCTCCAACCAATCTGTAATTATCATTATCAACTTTTGAAATAGAATTAACAATATAATGGTGTGTTAAAGCCATTATTGATCATGAAGTAAACAGACCCATACCTTGCCCTACTGAGTAGGAGATTTTCATACCATTATTGATTGGAGAATCACTTGTAGAGTATTCTCTATCAACAATTGTTAATCAATCTTCTGCTATCCTTTCACCATTTAGACCTTTAAGATCCATAAGATTCTTAATTAATCTAGATTGAAGGATACGAGGCATACGGTCTGTAGCTGCACTAAGGTCTATTGAGAAATATGGACCTGTGTTTTCTTCGTATATATTTATACCTCTTTTATGATCAAAAGTACAATCAGATTTGATTGATCTTAAGACTTCAAAAAGATAAAAATGTAAACCAGAAAGCGCGGTCTGTGTAACTCAATCTACATTAGCTATGATTCTGGCTTTACCTCCTGGAGCAGTAAAATGGAACAATCTAGAGTGTGATTTTCTTTTCATAAACTCCTTATCTAACTGTATGTTTTCTAAGATAGTACTGATTAAATAATCAAAACTTTTAAAATTCTTAAAGTTAGATGAAAAGGATTTTATGGATGACAGCAATTTAGGTGAGTTCCCTACAGCGGCTACGTCTTCTAAAATCTTTGTAGAAGAGTGACCTCTATTTGGTGACGAAGCATTACCTGAGTAGATAGA